CTGCCTTTGCGGCTCATTTCGTGATTTTTCCGCTGACGACGTGGATAGCCCAAATTTTTGGTCACCACCTACCGCCTCCGGTAGATTTTGATATGGACTCGCTGATGACCGTGTTACTTGGGCTTTTAGGAATTGGTTCGCTGCGAACATATGAAAAACAAAAGGGACTAACCAAATAGTTAATAAAATGAAGAAGCCGCCCCGATCTCCCAATCAATGGCGGCTTGCTTCTGAACTGTACCCCGCCATCTCTGGCGGCGATGTATTTAAGGATTGTATCAAACAAGCCCGTATTTTTCAAGCAACTTCAAAAGATCGTGGCGAAATTCTGTCGCCGTCTCACAATCCTTAAATTCCCATCCTATAGCCGCCTCGCCTTGCACTACGCTTACATCCGCGTAGTCCTTGATTTGACTTAGGTCGGCCCCAGTAGCGGCGAGATCATCTGCTCGTGTATGGATTTTTACCCTAGTCATAAAAAAGAGCGTAACAAATTTGTTACGCTCTTAGTAAGCCTATTTTGTGTCAATTGCCGCAATATTTTTGCAGCCCCCATCTATTTTTTGGCGATATCATTTAACTCCGAGTCATACAAACCCTGTTCCAGTGCCTCGCTTAGGGTAGGCGGTGGGTTAAGCGGATGTCTTTCACTTCGCGGGAAACGCGCGCTTCTTTGGAGCTTTTCGATAGTGTCGAATGCGGCACAAAAGTGGGCGTGCTCTACAACGTCAGGATGGCGCAATTTCATCACTGACCTATCAAACATTTCCTTTACCAAAAGATCACTGATGCTAAATTGTTGTTTGTCGTTTTTGTCGATCAAACCCAAATCAACACCATCGGCAAGACAATTCCGCACACTTTCGCGGCTGGCGAATTTCTCGCACCGAAAAGATAACTCGGCCAACGTCGCAAACTCATTTTCCGCCAACACGCGCACAACCCTGCGACTGATCCGGTGCTGCGTCTCGCTTTTTTTGCGCCACTCGGACACGGTTGGCGCTTCGTCGACATGTTCTAAATGTGCCTCTATCATTTTTGATATCACGAGGATGACATACCGGTTGTTTTCACGCAGTTGCGCATATCCCCGCAAAGATATGTCTGCGCCGCGATTTCGCAATTTCGGAACATGCTCACGGAATGAACGCGCAACTGCCCTAACATGATCCAAAAGTGTTGCGTGACTTTTCATTTAATTCCCTCCTGTCCCAAAAGCAGTCCCTAATTTTTCCGCTATTTCCTTCTCCATGCGAGAGTCTTTAAACCAGCGCGCGTAAAATTCGGCGGTGAAGCTGATGGATTTGTGACCCATCAACTCCGTAATGACGGCTTCGTTTAAATCAGTTTTGAAAATTAAAACAGAAGCGTAAAAATGTCGCAAATCGTACCACGTACAACGCTCCACGCCTGCGGCTTTACATGCCTTCGTAAGCCCACGATTGCGCCAGTTTGAATAATTAGCATGTTTTCCATTGCGCGTCGGGAACACTAAATCACGCGCCCGTTGGTCTAAGGGCTGCCGCAACTTCCACTCTCGCAGCATAGCCAAAACGTCGGGTTCTAGGACAACGCGCCGCTCTGCCGCTGGCGTTTTCGGACTGCTAATACCGCCCTTTGCCTTTTTTGCCTCCACCACATTAATTATACCGTCGTCTAGATCGACGTTAGCCCAGCGTAAGGCCACCATTTCGCCTGGGCGTATGCCGGTGTAAGCGGCAAATATTATCTGCTTTTTATAATTTTCGGGGGCTTTGGAAATTATTTTTTGCATTTCCAGGGGTGATATACTGCGCAGATTTTTTGCCTTTCTCTCATCCCTCAAACTAATTTTCACATGCTCCGATGGGTCAGATTCCAACCATTTCATTTTCACGCAATATTTTAGAAACATGCGGATATTGGTTAGACCGGCCTTAACAGTTCCAGCGGTCACCCTTTTATGCGTGCGCGTGCTTTTTCTATTCTTGAGCAAGGGCATTAAATCATCTTCAAAAATCTCTACCGTCAAATCGGTAGTTTTACGCTCTCCTAAACGCCTTCCCCTCCAAACTAATTCGCAAAACTGGCGCTTAACATTGCGCTCCTTAATTTCAAACTCCTTCTCTCCAATTTTCGGCCCGTCAATTTCTTCGGTAAGGCGGCGACGTTGACGCTCAACCCAGGCATCTGCGGCGTCGTCAAGTCGTGGTGCAGTAGCAGGGTCAACGTACTTTGCCGCGCGCATTAAAACTTTTTGCAAATCATAATGCTCCTGCGCCTGCTTCTCCGTTCCCTCAAAGCGCAGAACTTTCCTCGCGCCATTAACGGTGCCATAGTCCAACTTGTATTTTTTTCCAACCTCGATTGCGGTGATAGGCATATATAAAACTCCATGTAACGTATAGTTACATAACCATACGTATTAGGCATACATTAAGTCAATAATTGCCCGAAAAATAAACATACCTATACAGGTAGGTTAATTTTCGGTAATTACGACCGGCGAAACATCCGCTAAGGTGTTGAATTTGCATAGTAAAAGAGATTGTGGGATAATGTTTTTTGATCATCTTTGAGCATCTCTGTAACGCTAGCAAAAACAACAACTTATTGGATTTACACACCTTATAGTGGATGGTAATCCCCGTCAATACCCTGTAAAGGACGGTAATCCCGTAAGTATTACGTTATTTTGTCTTGACCCAATGTGTGTCGATCTAATGCGTCGAGCAGATCGGGCAGCCTGTCCCATATTTCATAGCTGCACTGATCCGCGTGCGGGCTATCCCAAATTGAGATAGACAGGGACCGGTCAGGGCTACCGCCGCGCTGCAAATAATCCTCGCGCCACGTTAAATTAGCAAATCGCGATGGACGATGGTCACGCCACAAATTTAATCCGGCTCTACATGCCCATAGGCGCTCCGGTCCAACGAGGCACATTCTCTGGACGCCAATTTTAAAGGCGTGAACGATAAAAGGGCGAATGTGTTTAAACGGTGGGTTGGTAATCAGGTCGGGCCGCTGCGCTTCAGTCCAATCAAAAAAATCATTGCCGGTCGTAATATCGTGCCGCAGGGTTTTGACTCCAAATTCTAAATCTATCGCATCTGCAAAACGACCGTCGCCAGCGCACGGCTCCCAAGGATCAATATTGTCAAAGCCGATATGCCGTAGCGTTGCATTAATGATGCTGTGGGGCGTGGGATAAAAATCATTCAGATGACGCATTGTTTTCCCCAAATAAAAGAGGGGGCGGTATGCTGCAACCCGCCCCCTCTAGGTGCATCAGTCGGAACCTTTGGCTCAAAGCTTTTTATCGGGGAGAAGCACGTCAAGATTCCTTGGATGACGCGACACCGATGCTTGCCTCGCAGAAAACTCCCCTTATTTTTTGATTGGCACAGTTGCCAGCAACTCGAAATGATGTTTCCCGATACGTCGCTGCGCGGTCATAAAATCACCGCGCGCTACTGCATTACGCAGTTCCAGAAGTGGGTCTTTCGCATCTTGGAACGGGCAATCTTTATTGGGCTTCCAATACGTGCCGTTGCGCTCCGCAACGCGTATCCATCTACTTTTCATTTAACGCTGCCTCTGCACCCAAGCCAACGTAGCCAGCGGCATCGTCCCAATTGTCCAGATTTTTTGGATCGGCAACGCGGCGCGCGATCTTGTGACACTCCTGCGCGGTCGCCACCTGATCCGGGCGCACTGGAATTTTAAAGAGTACAGACCAAAGCGCAGCCGTGTTTGCCAGCGTTTCCATCGCTTCACCGTGGACATGATCCGTCTGTGTAATCATATTATGCGCACGCATAAGGCACTCGCTGCGGGGGCGACCATCGCGCGTAAATTTGTTGCCACTGCCGTAGCAATCGCTGCATATCTTACCAGTTTTATCGAATCCGTTACCGTGGCATGTTTCGCAAATCATTCCGTTTCCCCCTTAGCCGCTCTAATTATCGCGCGCGGTATCAGGTAGCGCCGACCATCGCGCAGGATCGGATGTCCGGTGCTTTCCGCATACGGCTGGAGCGTGTCGCGCTGGAGCCAGCGATACATCTTTTTTCGGTTGCCATGACCGAAGTCGCCGAAAAGCTCAATCGCGGCTTGCTCTGGCGTTAACAAATTGTCCATTTCCATGCCTCACAGTACAAAACAGTACACGTTGAGTATACTAATGTACTTTTA